CCCTTGGGTACGCTTGATGCTGGCCTTGGACTCCACCGCTGTGCAATCTTTGAAAATACATTCGATTGATCGTCAACGCCTTTCAGCGCCGTTCTTACCCATCGCTGCACAAATCCCGGTCTTGCTGGTATATCTTTAGTAGACAGCATGGCCGCTGGCTCCCAGTTATCTAAGTACGCTTCATGCACTACTTCTGCTTCGCGCGTTTCTTGGGTTCTTGAGATTCTGTTATCAGCCATTGTTTGCCGCCTTTTTCGATATTGCCCACTGTGTTCGGTGCGCTTTGTTGCTTGGATCAAGGCCGAACTCAGCCATGAGCGTTTTGTCTTGAGATGTAAAGTTGCTGCTTGATACTGATACCTGCCCACGATCCGGCAGACCGGCGGGGGGTGGCACTTCGCGGCGTAACTTTCTATCGACAATTTTGTACAGCTCTGGATCGTCCTTTTCGTAACCTTCATCCAACAGGCTAAAGAAAATATCGTTCGCCTTTTTGGTGCGCGGGTTATCGGAATCGAATATCCACTTGTTTTTTTGCTGCCAGTCCACTAGCTGCTGTGCAATCGGCTCTTGATATTCCTGCTGCTCCGGCGCTTGATAAACAGGCTTGGCTTTAATATCTGCCAGCTTGTCATCAATATCGGCGTAGGCTTCATAATCGCCAACTTCTAGAGCGTCTATTTTTTGTTGCCGTAGCACTGCCAGTTCAGCCTTGGCACTACTTGAGTCGAACTCAGCAAGCTTTGCGCGTAACTGTTCATTTTCTGATTCAGCTTTTTCAGTGCGGTCACGGTAGACATTGCGCTGTTGCACAACCTTCCCGATACGTTTCTGAACTTTTTTACTGTAATCGGTATCGTCATCCTCAGCTTCGGGTTCCTCTGCTTCGGTTTCGATTATTTCTTCATCATCATCAACACTTAGGTCGATGTCATCTTCGTATTGCTCGCTATCCATTCCTGGGTTCCTGCGCTTATAACGTCATCACGACGTGGATTTGCAACATCAGAGGGCTTCATTTTACCGGCGCGATTGCCGGTGTATGATTGGCGTGTCATCACGACAGGCTTTGTCTCTGCACTTAAAAATCTATAGTGCTTAAATCGGTGATAATTTCAATCACTTCGTCGTCATTGATGTACTTAACGCTGTGGATTTTACCCTCAGCCTTTAGCGCACGATTGACACCGTTGAAGCTGTGATAGCCGATAATGTCACCGACCTTGCACCAGGGTTCAGCACGAATCTTTTTAAGATCACCGTCGATCAGTACCGACTTCATAAACTTTTCGTGGCTGTAGGCTTCCGGGCCTATTGCTAGGACCTTACCGACATTACGAAAATATTCTTCCGACTTGATTGATTCATTGACTAGGGCGATGCCGCCTTTACTCAATTCCTCGATCCTAACCGGGGCAATCAACACCCGCCAACCGACTGGCTTGGGTAATAACTCAGGGCTTACGCCGTCTGCTTCAAAATGCACATTATCTCCAAAGTGAACCTCGCGGCGATAAACCGCGTCTACAGCATACTTATAACATATTTAACTCTTTTAAGTATAATTACTTTCATAAGCAGTAAATACGCGGCCTTAGTCGTCATTATCTCGCCTAGCATCGTCAAGGACCTCACCAAGCATAAACTTTGCCAGCGTTAACCCTGCATGAGTTCCTGTCAGAAACTTGTAGCGCTCCGGCGTTTGAGTGCCGGACATAACGCTGACATTGATTGCGCTTAGTTCTGCGTCGATCTTTGCGACTAGGGTTTCAGATAGGTTCATAGCGATAGTTCATTACCCTGCGTTTCAAGTCCTTCGCTTGGTGACTGCATGGCTTCCTGTTGCTCCATTTCCGGTGATTGCATCTGCTCCGGCATGGCCTGCTCCGGCGGTGTCGGAAACTGTGGGCTAGTATTCTGCGGGATGCCGGTATCAATTTGTTGCGGCTGCTGCATGGGGTCAATATCAGCCAGGGGCGCACCGTTCTCGTCTTTGTACCCGGCGGATAACATGAGACTGTCGGCAATCGGCACAAGTCCGGGCTGCGCGGCAAGCTGTGCGGCGGTCTGCACTGACTCGAAGCTGGTCTGAACGTTGATGTGAGTTTTCTCCGCTAGAATCTTTCCGGTTTCAGCGTCGATCTTGGCTAAATCAGATACCGCTTTTTTCAGCATCATTTCCTTAGCTATCTGTTCTTCTTCGCTTGGGCCTTGTGGTGGCGGCACTAGCAGCTCGTCAATATTGCTAATCCGCATAGCCTGTAACAGCCTATTGATTGTCGCCGGGATTGAGATAACGTCAGGGTGACGCTCAGCTAGGTCTAAAACCGCTTGAGCTTGGACAATACGCTGTGTCGATGTAACGGCGCTTGGATTACTGGTCGGGATAATATCAATTCTGTCGTCAAAATCCTCTGCTGCTATCTGATTGTCGCCAGCTTTGGTGTAGTACGGATAACCGCCATCAGGCAAATGAAACTTGTTTAACTCTGCCAGGATAGCAAACTCTTTAGTCTGCGCTTTGTAGAGTCGCTGATGAATCGCTGTGAACTTGTGGCTACCCTGCTCGATTAGTGCCAGTGTTGTGCCGACTGGCTGATTTGCCTGTGACGCATCGCCACTCAGTACGTCAGTCGTCCCGGCAAACTTAGCCCCGGCATTATCCAGATAGCCAAGGAGCTGAAATAGGATATGGCTCGGCTCTTTATAAGGGATGCTGAAAAACGCCTTGCTTAAATCCTCGATAGATTGATCGACCTCTCGCCACTCACCAGGTCGCATGGGCTTGGGCTGATCCTTAACTCGACTGTCTCGCGTCTTGAATCCGCCCTGCATGTTACTGAACGCAGCCGAATCCATCAGCGCATTGAGTGCGCCGGTAGCTGAATTACTCAAGCCACCGATTAAATGCAGCAATCCGTAACCGTAAAAGCCCAGCCCAGGCATGAATTTATAGTGAACAAAGCGCATGATGCGCGTCTTGTCCTCGTCGTCCGGCCTGTAGTTGCGCTGAATCCGTAGCACTTGCTGATTGTCAGAGTTGATCGTGACTACGTAGGGCAGATCAATGCCGTCACGGTCTTCAAAGCCACGTAGATTTAAATCAACATAGCACATCAAATTAGTATGGCGCTGGTATTCGTCGGCACCGGAACCTTCTCGGCCCTCTGTTTTGTCTATCTCCGCTTTAACGGATGGATAGCGATAGCCTTCGTTGACCGGCTCTGTTAGTGTGCGCGACTCCGAATAAAACCCTGATTTGATTTTCTTTTTGACTGTATTGTGCGTTTCAAGCAGTCGGAACGTAAACCGGGCTGCGGTTTCCAGGTCGTTGGCGCTGAACGGCACAATAAAATCGGCAGGCTCGACCATTCTTGACACGCACTTTTTCAGCAGCGGGTCATAGTCCAGCATCTTAAACACTGATCCTGACAGCGGAAGCCGGAATAGCATCTTGTCTATCTCGTCGAACGCCCCCGGCATATCAACCGTGTACTGATAATTCATGTAATCCTGCACGCGCTCGGCCTGCGCTATGCGTTCCGGTGTTGAATTGCCCAGGATTTGCGCTTTGACTAATTCGCCGTTGGTCGGAAACAGCTCAGGCAATGCGCGGGAATGAAACTGCACCACCGCCTCGGCGAGTAGTGGATGCACGACTCGGCTCGCCCCCTCGAAGTCTGCGCCTATTTCAATATCAGCATCGGACACGCCCAGCGCTTGAATGCCTTTCTTTTCGCGCTTACTCCACGCATCCCGGCTGCGCTCATCGAATTGCACCCAGTTGATAATGTCAGTAGCCAGTCGCATTAGCTCGCCGCTATCAAGCTGATCGACTAGATTATCGTAATGCCCAGCATCGTCATCATCGCCCGTTTGCTGCACTGACATATAAATTGCCAGTTCTTCTGGGTCGAGAACTTCTTCCGGCCTTAATCCCGCCATCTCAGCTTGCTCTACCGCATCAACCAGCGCGGCAAGCTGGCCCTCGTCCAACATTTGATCGTTGTCATTGTCATACAGTGCATCGTTATCGTTATCTAAATCCATCGTGGCTCTCTATGCGTCATCTCGACGTGTAATTGATGTTATCCGCCGTATGGCGACCTGATTGCAGTATTATCGTTATCCTCGTCATCCTCGGTGGACGGTGTGACTATCGCTTCAAAATTGTTATCATCGTTTGGATTTTCCACCCACCCGCCTGATCGCAGATAGATTAAAGCCTGCGTTACGGTATCAGTTATATCCGCCGTGTGACTCGCGCCATTCGGGAATGCCGCCACAAAATCAACCAGGCCCTCGGTGCCGACACCATCACCTATTGCCCAGGCTTTATTCGGCACATAAATCAATCTCGACTCGAACATCGGGCTGACTGAGTGAGCGCGGCTTATCTTATCCTCACCCTTTCCAGGGCTGTAATGCTTAACCTTGCCCGGCAATGCCCTCTTTAAATCCTGTATCAGTGATATTCCAGTGGCCTTTTTTTCAACCAGATGAATGTCTGGATTGTATTTCTTGTCGAAATCCTGCGCCTTTTTGCGTAGCTCGTCATAGCCGACACGATCAAACCACAACCCCAGGGCCAGTAAACAGTACCGTTCTCGCTGTTCATGCCAAAATACGCCCCATCGACTTGCCGCGCTGTACGCCGCGTTTTTGCTGTCGCGCTCACTGAACGCCGTGTCATAGCTGATAAAAATATGCTCGACGCGTGGCTTGGCTACATCATCAGGCCATATCCGCCACCAGTGTTTTTTGATGATGCCGCCGCCGCTTGGCACTGGTCGCTGTTGGTGCTGACCTGCCGTATTGTACTCGCCCATCGTTTCTTCCAGCGCATCGACTACCGCCTTGGTAAACCGCTGCGGAAACATTAGCTCGCCTTTTTGGGTGCGCGGGTCAACTAGATCGGGCCTGCCAATGTCTGCGCCTGCATCAAAAGTTGACTCGCCTTCGTATCGCATTGGGATTGATAGATGCACCCAGGGGTCTTTAACTTTTTTGAGCAGATGCCCGGTCAAATCGTTTGAGTGTAGTCGCTGCATAATCAAAATCATTGCCGACTTTTGCGGGTCGTTGACGCGCGTGATTAGCTCAGTGTCGAATTTATCTAATACTGACTGCCGCACTACATCAGAGTTAGCCATCTTTGCAGCGTGGGGATCGTCCAAAAGTATTCGCGTCCCCCGCTTGCCTGTGACATTCGATGTAAATCCCTGAGACTGCCGGAATCCTGTTTTATCATTGATGAACAGCGTCTTTTCATTCTGGTCTTTTTGCAGCGACAAAGGCCAGTACGCTTGATACCATTCAGAGTTTACAACCTGTTTCATTTTGAGCGCATCACGAACTGCAAGACTTTCTTCGTTTGTGACCGACAGATACCGCTGTTCTGGCTGACTTATCCATTCCCACGCAGGGAAAAACACCGACACGATTAGCGACTTGAGCGTACCTGGCGGAACATTGATAATCAGTCGGTTAATTTTGCCTGCGCTGACCGCTTCCAAATATCCGCATATCACGCCTATATGCCAATTTTGCGTTAACTCCACACTTGGCTCAACGATATGCCATGCCGACATGACAAAAAACTCAAGAGACTTTTCGCAATTATTTCGCTCAAGTGTGTTGAGATTTGCCCATTCTGCTACTTTTTCGGCGTTTGTGAGTGTCATATATCGACCCTGCGCGAAATCTGAGTAACTTTGCGAGTGTCAGTGCTGTGCATTTTATTCAGTTGACACACTTTAAGCGCATTATGAGCTGATTAGCTCTATCCAGTATTTGCTGATCTGTTAGCGATTCGGGGGCTGCATTAACGATGTTATTTACCGTCTGCGCTGCGCTTGGGTTAAACCGTGGCGCTATCTCTGCGGTAACGCATAATTTATCATGAGCATCCACGATTGGCTTTATAAGCTGTGTATCACAAACTTTTATCTCGCTGTTTAGTCGGCTGAATGCTGCGGTAACAAAATCATCGCGTGACGCAATATTTCTTATCTTTGTTTCCACTTCTTTTGACACAACCTGCTGCTGTGCCATTCCTAACGTGCCAAACTGCTCTTTAACCCTTACTGTATCAGTGATTAGCTGTGCCAAAACACCGCGCACCCAAGCTTCTTTTTTGGCTCTATTGTCTATTGTTTTGTAGGGTATGCTTAGCTCTGTGCCAATTTCTCGCAAGCTCTTATTTGACTCATATAGCGCCCTTGCTTTTGCCCATTGCTCTGCCGACGGCTTTGCCACAACTCACCCCAAACCCTGCTATAAAGCCTGATTATACCACTTATGCAACATAAATACGT